TTAAACCTGGGCATCCTCATCAGTTTCGATATTTCCCTCACGCTCTTCAACAATCTTCTTGCAAAGCATGTCAACGACGCGAATCAAATCTTCTTGAAGCTGCTCATTCTTAATACTAGCGAAGCCTACACTTGCAGCTATATCGAACAACGACGGACAAAAATCATCAACCATGATCGGAATAACAGAATTATCACCAAACCTATTTTTGAAGTGCTGAGATTCGAATTTCGTCCAAATCTTGCGAGGATAGCTACCACTAAGCAGAGGCAACACATAGTCGGCCTCGCTTCTATAAATAGGCGCCAAGTACTCTTCAACATCATTACCCAATATCCTATGGGATTCATTTTCATCGTAAAACACTGTCAATTCACGTTGCTGTAGGCTCTCATAAATACTACGAGCTAGGTTGCGATCTTCGCCCGCAAACGAAAGCGCAAAGTCGTATTTACCTTTAAAGTCTATACTATCGTAACCAACTTGCCGCGCAAATTTTGACCACACCAGATGGCGTATAAAGTAGAGAAACTTGGGATCCTCGACCGTCAAAAGTTGACTTACACTATCAAAGTGAATAATCGCTGAAACACGGGCATTAGAATGCAAAAGAGTTGATAAATGTTCTTTTTCAATAACCTGAGAAACACTGGCCTTTAATGTAGGGTTTGCCCTGATAGCTTCTCGCGTATCCAAATCACCTTCAGAGGTAGCGGATAGCCATTTTAATAGGTGCAAGTAGGGAGCGCGCCCTTCACGCCGGAGTTTGTTCCCTGTTGCAAAATCTCTAGCAACAGGATAAAACGCCGGAGCCAGATCACGAATTACAGCCTCTCTTACTGCTGGTAAGCTCGCTTCTACTTTCTTAACATCTGTTCCTTTTTCAAGGACATCAGCCTGCAAGCACGCCTCATGGCAAAGTACTTGCGCCATAGCAAAGCTGCCCTCTGCTTCTTCAGCGATAGCCTCTGATGCAGAGATCGAACAGTTTAAAGCAACCTCACCCCTCTGAATTAGCTCTTGAATTCTTTCGATATTAGTACGACCAAACCGAATCATCTCAACACGATGCAAAAGATCAGGTGCATAATCGATTAGGGACTGTCCAGCCCGATTAATACCAATTAAAACAAGTTTCGTTGACTCATCTTCTTCATCAGATAAAAGCTTGATTTTATCTCCAAGCTTTTGACGAACCTTCTCATCAAGCCGGTGAAAGTCATCGATTATAATAAGTCCAAGGCCATCTTTATCTGGAATAGCCTCAATCTCTTTAATATCAGCCGCTTTGCGTCCAGATAGAAACCTACAGGACATCCCTGACACTCGGTCAATCGCGCGAAGAATTGAAGAGGTTTTTCCAATACCAGAAGGCCCCTCTACAATCATGCCTCGACCAGGCGTCCGTAGTGCCACAACCACTCTATTGAACTCACTCGGCTCGACAAACGTATAGGTAGGAACACCGCTTTTTTTAAAGACATGCTGAAGCTGGGTAGGCTGCTCAACATTGTCAGTATCGGAGGCTGTAGTGGTCATCATCATCAACCAAGAAAAAAACCGAGTGTAGCCAAGCGGCCGGCGTCTGGAAAGATGGAAAATAGCTTTACCGTAACTCAGTATCTCGACGTGTGCACCTGGCACACTGATGAACTCGGCCGGCTGCCTTGCGGTTTTGCTTTTGCACACCACGATTTTGCTGCTGTGGAGATATGAAAAGCGCCCGAACCCCGACATATCGAAGCTTGCGCTCTTCGTCTGACTCTTTATTATTTAGTGATTTCGTTTACATAGACTTGGCAGGCCTTGAGGGCGATCAGTCCTCGGTCACCTTCGTCAGTGATCCTGACAATTCGTTGAGCATGCGCTGGGTCAAGGTCGGCTCGAATGGCTCCATGAACCACGCCTGCGGCGCCGGGGGATTCTCGCAGCCTACCGTTACAACTCGCGCCGGCAACGGTGGTTCGGTCGACAAGGACTGACAGCCGCAAATCGCTAGTGGCCAGCTGATCACGCAAGCGAGCTTGGCTTTTCTGAGCATCGTTCAACTCCTTGGAATGGGTCCTCGCCTGCAGGTCGAGGCGCTCTTCCAGCGCGCGGCGCTGGTCACGTTGCTGGGTCAGCTGGTCCAGCGCTGCAGCGGCCGCTTCTGCGCGCTCACGTGCGTACCCCTCACCCAGTTCTTTCAGTTGCCGGACGTACCCCGTCGACTGCTCGGCCAACTGGCGGGTATAGCTGTTCTCCTGCCAAAGCCAGGCGCATGCCCCGCCGACGACTACACCGGCCACGACGCCGGCGGCCAGCGTCGACACGGACGGCAGCCACGCCGGCAGGATCATTGCAGCACCTCCAGCGCACGCCGGTAGAGCGCCTGCCGATCCGCCAAGCCATTGGTGCCGCCGTTGATCTTGCGGGTGATCCGCTCGAATACCGCATCGTTCGCACTGGTCACCTTGTCGGCCAGGCTGTTGAGCCCCGCGCGCTGCCAGAACCATCCGGCCGACAGCGAGGCATACACCGGCTGCTCGAGCAGCTCCGGCGTGTTGAGCAAACGGCTGTCACCAAACAGCGCCTCGCTGCAGTCGCGATAGTTGGCTCGGCCCGTGACCTGAATCAGGCCACGGCCGCGGTACAGCTGGCCGTCGCCATCCGCCTCGGGCGAGTTGCCGAGGCGCTCGGCCAAGCGCCCGGTATCGTACTTGCCCAGGTACTTGTCGTTGCCCAGTTCGCGCACGTACTGCAGCTGCCCCGACTCATGCCCGACCTGGGCCAGGAATGCGGCCATTCGCCGCCGCGTGACGATGGCGTACTTGCCCAAGGTGGCATTGAGGCCAGGAACGAAAACGCCGGCTTTGCGGCCGGCGTTCGGGAGGATTTCAAGCAACTGCTTTTCGGTAATAGGCATGGTCTTTCTCCTGCTATGGGTGGGGCTACGCGGCCGATACGTCGACGGTGCGTAGCGGTTTGGTCTGCTTTTTCTTCTTGCCTTTGGCCTTGGCCTTGCCCTTTTTGCCGCCGTTGCACTCAACCGTCGTCGACCAGCCCGAGGGCATGAAGACTTGTTCCACGCTGTCCACCAGGTACTCGCCATCGAGCCCGTTTTTGAAGCCCTGGGCGTTGATCGAGCGTTCGGCAAAAAGGTCGGTGCGCCCGAGCATTTCCAGCCGCACGCCAGCGGTGCTGCGGTTGAATGCCGCCAAGCGCGCTTTTGCCGCCTGCTCGGCAGCGCCCTTGTCCGGGTAGATATGGCGGTCGGTATGCACAGCGGGCAGGCCTTCGGGCGCCTCGTCGTTGTCCAGCTCCACGACCCTCAGCGCGCCGGTCTTCTTGTCTTGGTGCTGCGCCTTCACCGCCTTTTGCGTCGTGCGGTCGCCCAGGCGGAAGCTGTAGCGGTTCATGTCACCGGGCTGCAGGGTGATCGCGCCGAAGGTCTTGCCGGCGGGCGTGCTGCCACCCTGGCGTGGCATGACCAGCAATTGCCCGTCGCCCACCTTGGCCGTGCAGTCATACTGCTTGGCCAGCCGAGTGATGAAGTTAAAGTCGGACTCGTTGCGCTGGTCGACGCGGGCCACCTTGGTCTGCACGGTGCAGCCAGGTTTCCAGCCATTGCGCGCGGCCAGATCGCTGACGATTTGCGCAAGCGGCACGCCTTCCCAGCTGCCGCTACGGATGGTCTTGCCGCTGCCGCGCATGTCGCTGGCCTTCCCGCGTAACGTGAGCGTCGCCGGCGGGCCAGTCACCTCGATTTCATCCACCCGGTAACTGCCCAGGCGCGCCAGCGGCTTGCCCTCGTAGCCCAAAAAGGCCTCGATCAAGGCGCCGCGCGCGGGAAGCGTGACGGCTTGGTCGCGATCATCGATGCGCAGTTCGAATTCGTCCGAGTCCATGCCGGGCTTGTCCAGGGTGCGCAGCAACAGCAGGCGGTCGTTGATCAACAGGGTGATATCCCGGCCATCGGCGACGATACGAAAGGTGGGTTTCATGGTGACTCCAGAAAGGGAAAACCCCGCACGGGGCGAGGTCTGTTATGCGTAACGCGGTGTCAGTCCCAAAGGGTGACGTGTTCGGCCTCAGCCTCAGCGGCTGGCAGATCGGGTAGGTATATCAGCACGCCGGCACGGAACGGCTGCGGCTCTTCGGCCAGACCTTGATTGGCCTCCATCACCAGCTCAACGGCGCCCATTAAGTGGCCGTAGTAGGACTGGCACAGCGTGTCGAGCACGTCGCCGTCAGACGTTCTGCAGGTCGTCGCCATACTTCGTGAACTCCAGGGTAAAGCCTTGTTTTCGTGGGATGCCGCCGGCGAGCAACGACGATTGATCCTCGTCGACCTTGCGCAGACACCAGTTGCCCAGCACTGCGCCGTAGCCGGTGGTCAGGCTTACGGGCAGCAGCAGGCGGCCAATGGCGCGTAGCGCGTCCAGCTGGCTGATACCGCCTCGGAACAACGGGAAGACGGCCCCCTTGATCGTCAGCGTGTCCTCGCCCTGCCCCACGGCCTGCTGGGCAATATCGCGCGTCAGACGTTCTTGGGCAGCCCAGCGGTATGCTGTGCGCCGCTGCAGCTCGTCAAACGCTGCTGTGTCGAGGTTGAAGTAAAAGGGCTGTGACCCTGCCTTGAGCGGCTGCAGGGTCAGCAAGTGGGGGAACGGTGTTGAAGCGGCGGCTGCAGGCGTGACATTTGGCGCAAAGGCGCTACTTGGCACAACGCTGGCCAGCGACGGACTGACCTTGCCGGCCACCCGGTTGATGGCCGACCCCGCCTTACTGGCCTGCTCCCCCAGCGTGCCCAAGCGCTCGCGCACCTGGGTGGCCGCACTAGTGACCTGGCTGTATTTGGACGCCACCATGCCTACGGTCGATTGCGCCGCGTTGATTGCCCGCATGTTGCGCTGCAGCTTGGCCCCTACGGCCGGCCCGATGATGGGCAGGCCTTCCAGCTCCGATGCGGCGCCGGTCATGTCGCTGACGGCGCCGTTAAGCGGTCCCAGCATGCCGTCGACCGTGGTACGGCCGGCCTCACCGGCCGCCACCAACGACGACAGCGTCGACTTCATCAATTCCATGTAAGGCATGGCACCTCCTTAAGTATGCGCTTCGTCGTAGAGCTGGGCGCTGAACCGGTTACCTGCGAACTCACGCTGCAGACGCTCGAACAGGCCGCGCAGCGGCGTTTCCATCGCGGCCACGGTCTGATAGGGGTCTTTCACATCCCCTTCAATCGTGACCGGCATGCTCAGGGCAATGGAAAACGACTGTTCAACCTTGGGAGGCTCGGACTTGTTGCGCTCGGCCGGCTTGGGCGCCGCCGGTGCTGCAGCAACCGGCGCAGGGACTTCAACCAGCGAACGCACTACGTCGCCCATAGCGCTGGCCTGCTCTGCAGCATCCCGACGCATTCCCGGCGCCACTGCAGGGCGCTCCCGACTTTCAGGCTTAGGCACCTGCACAACCACTGGCGCCGGCGCTACGGCCACCGGTGGCCGGAACACCTGGCCAGGCTCAGGGACAGGGGCCGGCGCGACTGGCTTCTGTTCGGACCTACCCTGCGCCGGCACTGCCGCTGCTGGCTCCTGCTTAGGCTTGCCCGGCACAGGTGCTGGCACGGCCGGCTCCGGTCTCGGACTGGCCAGCAGAGGCGTTGCCACAGGTGGTTGCCGACTGAATTTGACCGGCGCCGGCGGTGAGTTCCTTTCGACTTTCACGACCGGTGCCGGCTGCTGCTGATCCGGTGCTGTTACCGTAACAGCAGGGGGTTGCACCGCTACCGGCGCTTGCGGCGGGGCCAGGCCGAGGGTGACCGGCGCCGGCGCCCTGGCGATAGGCTCCGGCAAAGTTGCTACCGGGCTCTGCGTCACGGTCACAGGCTGAGCAGGCGGCACCACGACTGACGGTTGAACAGTGGATGGCACATCCTTGGACAACTTGAGCACTGGCGCCGGCATCGCCGCCACAGGGGCCGGTACTGCCGACTGCGGAGCGGCTTCGTCTTGCTTATCGCCGTCCTCCTTTTTGTCCTGCTGGGGCTTCTCTTCGTCTTCGTCATCACCAAACAACGAGCGACCCAGCCAGCCCCCGAGGGACTCACCACCCAGGCTGCCCAAGGCCATGCCAATGGCACCGCCTATTGCAGTGCCGATCACAGGAACTACCGAGCCAATAGCCGCGCCTGCTGCAGCGCCGGCGAGACTTCCCGCCAGCCCGCCGGCCGCTTGGCCATACCCCTCGGCCTTTTCTTCCCGCGTGCCATCGCTCATTGCCGTATCGAGCATGGATGCGCCCGCATCCATGATGTTGCCGCCGGGCAAACGCTTGCCGACAGCTGCAATGCCGCCCATCAAGTTCATGGCCGAACCTATCCGCCCCAGCCCCCTTGGCACGGGCGGGGTAGGCGGCGCGGGACGCGGTCCGGGTGATGGTGGGCGCGGACCTGGGGACGGGCGCGGCCCAGGCGATGGTGGGCGCGGGCCTGGGGAGGGACGCGGGCCAGGCGACGGCGGATTAGCGCCGGATGCGTTTCGGCGCCGCGCGGCACGACGGCCGCGAGGATTGCGCCTGCGCCCGTTTCGGCTGCCTTCATCGGCGCCGCCTCGCCCAGCGAAATCGGAGGCATTGACCACAAATACTTTCTGCGGCCCGCTGTCTTCTCGATCCCCTCCGCCATCATCGTTGCCATCGTCGCCCCCAGCTTCGCGAACGGCATCGAGTACCTTAAGCCCCGTGTCGATAAGGCTAAAAGGTCGCTTGGCCGGGGCAGCCGCCTCCGATTCCTCGCCATCGGCGTCCGGCTTTTCCTCGCCCTTGAACGACTTGAGGCCGGTTTCCACCAGCCCCAGCAGTTTCTCCCGGCGTGTTTTGGGCTCTTCGCCACCCCCGTCGCCATCGCTCGGGTTGGTGACAAAGACCTTTTGTACATCCTTGGCATCACCGCCACGGTCGAGCAGTTTCCCACGGGCAATATCGAGTAAGCCGCGCCCGATTTTGAATGCGCTCGCAACCGACTTGAACGCCAGAACGGCAGACACGACGCCGGTAATGCCCATCACCACCGCCGGAAGGTCGTCCGACATTTTGGTGATGCCTTGGGCCACTGCCGTCAGCCCCTTCGCCGCCATATCGGTGGCAGGGCGAATGGCATCGCCAATGCTGCGCATCGCATCGTCGGCCGCTTGCGCGGTTTCGGCCCACATCTGCGCCGACGTGCCGCGCCGCTCGGCCAGGTTCTTGTCGAGGATGCCGGACGACTTCATGGCGTCGGCTTTCAGCTCGTTGTAGAGCCCCCGGTTCTGACCGTAGGCAGTCAGCGCCGCCTTGACCTGCATGTCGGCAAACAGATCGCCGGTGCGCAGGGTCTTTTCCAGCGCCTCCAGCGCTGCTCTGGCTTTCTCCGGGTCGGCCTGTTTGTCGATCTTGGATTGGGCATCCTTGATCTTTTGCGCCTTGGCAGGGTCCGTGGCCTGCACGTACTGCATGGCCAGGCCCATGGACGCTTCAATGACGTTCATGCCCTTTTGCAGGCCGGTATTGAGCGAAGCCTGATAGTCGATGCCAACATCCTTGTAGGCTTTGACCACGTCGCTTGCGCCGATCTTCTCCATCCAGTTTTTGAAGTTGTTGGCCGCCTCGTCCGAGCTGCCGGCAGTCTTCATCTGCACTTGCAGCATCGAGCCCAGCGAGGACACGGCATCCAGACCGGTGATGCCGTTCTTTTCCATGCCCGCCAGCAGCTGCGGGAACCACTTGGCCATGTCGCTGGCCTCGAAGCTCCCCGCCTGGCCTTGATAGGCGATGGCCTCAAGGGCCTGGTGCATGACCTTCGGATCGGTGATCTTGGCGTTCTGCTGCAGTGCCATGATCATGCTGGCCGTGTCGACGCCTGACGACCCCTGCCCGACCGCGAACTTTGCCGCCGTCTTGGAGTAGGCCATGGCCTTGTCCAGCTCCATGCCGGCGCCGACTAGCTGGTTGATCAGGTCGGCCACGTCGTTGCGCGCCATGCCGGTTTCGTTCGACGTTTGAATGACCGAACGGCTTAGCTGCACCTCTTCGGGCTGGTTGGCGGCATCGGCCTTGATCGCAATGTCACGGATGATCGCTTGATAATCCGCGCTGATCTTGGTGGGCACGGCGGTCAGGCCAATACCCACTGCAGCAGTGCCGGCCGTGGACTTGAGCGAGGCCCGGCCGGCGGCGATACGTTCGTGCCCTTTGACCTGCAGGTCGGCGGCCTTGGCATCCCGGCCCAGGCGTTGGTATTCCTTGCCCAGGCGGCCGACCTCGACGCCTTGCCGACGCAGGGCATCGAGGTTGCCATTGAGCTTGCGCAGCAGCTTGTCGGCACCGGCGGCGCCCGTTTCGTGCGCCTTCCTCCACTCTCTCTGCAGCGTTATGGTTTCGCCAATGGTGCTCTGCAGTACCTTGGCCTTGTCGCCCTTTTTCTTGAGCTTGTCGATGCCGCTTTCGACCGTGCGGAACGCAGCCCCGACCGACGACGCAACAGCGCCGCCAATCACCAGCGATAACGCCAGTTTGCTTGCCATCGGTTACCCCCTTAGCGGCTCAATCCGTGAGCCACCAGACCATATCCTCCCAGGGCATGGTCATGATTTCGGCAGACGAAAAACCCAGTTCGGTGGCCAGCCGCTTGGCCAGCCCCTTTTGCACCTTTGCGTCAAACTTCGTCTTCGCGCACCAGGCGAAAGTATCCAGTCTGCAGACGGGTGTAGTCCTTGAGGTCCATGCCCTCCAGATCCTTGGTGCTGACTTCGGCTAGGTTGGCGAATAGATTCATTTCGCCCTGCTCTTCATCGCCGCCGGCAGTGCTGGATGCGATGCGCATATCCCGCACAGTCGGTACACGGAGGCGAATTTTATCGGTCCCGACGCCGTTCAAATCGGTCGGTCTGGTGAGCGTGACGGTGACGCCGGTCGCGTCCAGTTGCAGGTACTTGGGCAGTGGCTTGGTCATGGTTCGGTTCCTTGAATAAGAGAGGGGGGGTTACAGCCCCAGGGCCTGGCGTTGCGCGGCCAGCTGGTCGACGCCGTCGATCACGCGGCGCATGCCCAGGGCATCGATCTCGTACACCGTGCGGCCATCGACTTCGAGCTTGTAGTAGGTCAACGCCACGGCATGCTTGATCTCGGCCTTGTCGCCGGGCTTCCAGTCGCCCATGTCGACCTCTTTGAGCGAGCCGCGCAGGGTGACGGCGACAGGCTTGATCGCGCCTTTCAGGCCCTTGAAGGCGCCACGGAACGTGCCGTTGAACGCGGTTCCATCGGCCAGGCCAAAGAACTTCAAGGACTCACGGCGCACGCCGGTGGTGGTGAAGTTCGCTTCCTGCTTCTCCATACCCATGTCCAGCTCGACGGGCATATCCATGCCGCCTGGCCGGTGCTCTTCCATCTTGAGCGTGAGCTTGGGCAGGGTCAGGCTGGGTACGTCGCCCTGGAAGCTGACGCCGTCCACGAACAGGTTCAGGTTGGCCAGGGTTTCGGGAATCATTGCCATGTCGTGCGCTCCTTAAGCGGCGGTGTCGAGGACTTCGGTCAGCCACTGGTTGGTGACTTCAACGCGGAAATTGGGGTTTTCGGCCGGAGGCACGTCGGTAAAGCGGATGTTCCAGTACACCTTGCCCTGGCCCAGCTGGCTGGCCGTGTTCAACTCGGTGTCTGCGTACACTTCGAAGTTGATGATTGCGCCCTGGGCCTTGAGGTCGCGCATGAAGTTCTGCAGGCCTTCGGTCACGTCCTTGACGTAAGTGGCCGTGATCGAGCGGTCGACCGCCCACTTGTGGCCGTACAGGATCGCGTCCATGACGATATCCATGGTGCGCACGCGAGTGACGAAGGCCCATTTCGCATCGCTCGACAGGGTGCGGTTGCCCCACAGGCGGAAACCGTCTTCGCGGATGATCGTGGCGATCTTTGCGTTGTTGAGCAGGTTGGCCCGGCACGTCTCGTCGCCGTCGAGGAACTCGATAGGGCGGGTGGTGCCGGTAACTCCGACGAACTCTTTGTTCGACGGCGAGGCCCAGAAGCCATACTCGCTGTCGGTCCAGGCGAACAGGCCGGCGACCCAAGCAGACGCTGGCGCGTCGACGGTGGCGCTTTTGGCGGTGTCCCAATACTGCACGCCGGGGTCGACCATGAACGCGCGTTTGGCGCCAAATCCGGCGGCATAGGCGATGGCCGCTTCGTCAGTCGTGCGTGGACCGTCGATAATGGCGATACCGCGCAGCTTGTCCGCCAGCGCCACCAGCGCCGTGCCGACTGCCTGGGTGGCGGTGTGCTTGGGCGCGATCAGCAAACGGGGCTGTGCGTTGAACCGGCTTTTACCGTCGCGCAGCGCCTGCAGGCCGGTACGCGTGCCATTGGCCAGCACGCCGCCAATGATGGCCGAGGTCTGTTCGGCCGGATCGGTCAGCTTGGCCACGCCACAGGCAACGATTGCCGCCTTGGCTCGGGTAAAGATCGCCTGGCAGGCCTTGGTGATCGCCGCGTCGGCGCCGAAGGCGGCAATGGCTTCGCGCTCGGTGGTGATCAGCACCAGGTCGTTGGCTTTGGCGGTGGCACCGGCGTCCGGCGTGAAGGTGTCGACCAGGCCAATGATCGAGGACGACGGCAGGGCAATGCTGCGCGCGCCGGCGTCGACGCTCGTTACGGTAACGCCGTGAAAGAAACCACTCATAAAATCAATCTCCAGATATGGAAAAAGCCCCGCGCGCGGGGCTTGTGGTACTGCGGAAATGAAAACGCCCCGTCAGTGCGGGGCGTCTATTCGGCTTGCGAAGCCAGCCAGGTGGCCAGCGCTTCGTCGTTGGGACTGCTCGGCCAGTCGTCGTCGGCCGGGGCGTTGGTAGTGATGTCCAAGCGCGCCAGCTTTACGCGGTAGATCTTCCACGCCTTGAGCGCATCGGCTTCGGCTTCGCTGACCATGTCCAGATCTACGGCATCCTGCAGGGTGTTGATGCGCCCGGTGGCGTACTGGTTGGCCAGCAGCTGCTTGCGGTAAGCCGTGCGGCGCGCCGCCTCAGCAATGGCCGCCTCGTCCGGCACCCACTTGTCTTCCTGCCAGGTGTCGAACGCCGTTTCTGGCGCCTGGGCGGTGTAGCCGTCCGGCAGATCGCCCAGTTCTTGCCACTGCTGCGGCTCGCCAGTTTTGGTGCTGTACACCAAAGCGCCGCGATGGTCGGCCACAAGCTGCCAGGCCTTGCCATCCTCGACCGCGACCGCTACGAAGCCTTCCACTACTTCCGGCGGCTCTAGTTGGCAGCTATGCGCTGGGAACAGCCATTCACCCGGCTCTAAGGGGCTGGGGTCAGCCAAACTGCTCGACAGGAATTCACCCGTGCTTGGTGCCAGGTTGCAGATCTGCGGGGCCATGACGCCCGGCAACTGCCACCAGGGCGTCAGGTCGTCGATGGAATTGGTGGTTTCTTGCTCTTGCATAGTGCGGTCCTGTCTCAGTATTTGATGCACGGCAGATAGGCGGTGTTGTACGGGCGCGCCTCGCTCTCACCGGACGCGGCGATAATAACGGAGTGCTTGTGAGCCCCGCCCGAGCTGGTGGAAACGGTTTGGTATCCGTCGCTTTCTTGGTCGCCGAACACAGCATTTCCGCCCTCTTGAACAAAGTTGGACGTGATTTTTTCACGGGTGAAAGTCGACGTATGTACGTGGGCACCATCGGTCGAGACTGTCGTACCGTGGACGTGACTGAGGTTGGCCGGCCCCTGATCCGAGCCAAACGCACGACCCTTGTCCAAGTTGCGGCCATCGTCCCAGCCCCGGTCGAAACTGCCTCGGGCGTCTGGCAGGTTGAACGTGGTCGAGCCGTCGCCGGCGCCGAAGGTCGTCCCGATCCGGGCAAACAGTGCGGCATAGGTCGTGCGCGATACCGCTGCACCGTTACGCTTCAACCAACCAGGCGGCGGCGTGGGCATTGCGAAGAAGCCCACCAGCCCCACGTCCCGCGCCTCAAGGGCCTTTAGCGCCTCAACCGTTGCCAGCTCCACCCACGGGGTGAAGCCGCTGTAATCGGTGCTATCGTCGGTTCTGACGGCCACCTTCGATCCAGTGGTTACGCCAAACTGGGTACGCTGGCCAGGCCCTTCAATCTGAAAACCTACTGCGTCATAGCCGCCGCCGGTATCTTCCGAACCTAGGCTGTTATTGCTATAGCCAAAGAACGCGGTCCCACGCAGGCCGTCGAGGTCGCCAACGTACGCCGACCGGGCGCTAAGACCAAATGCCGCCAGGCCCTGCAGCAGGGCTTTCATGGTGGCGACTTGATCAGTGTTGGTGCCCACGGCCGCCGTAGGCGCCTCGGGCGAACCAGTGAGCTTGGGCGATGCCAAGTTTGCCTTCTTGGCCAGCTCGTTAAGCATCGTGGTCGCGAAGTTCGGGTCGTTGCCCAAGGCCGTTGCCAGCTCGCGCAACGAATCGAGCGCGCCCGGCGCCGAGTCGATCAATGCCGCGACCGCTGCCTGCACGAACGCGGTGGTGGCCAGCTGGGTGGTGTTGGTGCCCTTGCTGGCTGTCGGCGCCTCGGGCGTGCCCGTGAGCTTGGGCGAGGCCAGCGGTGCTTTCAGACCCAGCAGGCTTGTCACCGTGTCAGCAAAGTTCGCGTCATTTCCCAGCGCCGTGGCGATCTTCTTCAAGGTGTCCAAGGCGCTTGGCGCCAAGTCGACCACAGCACCGACCGCCGTCTGAACAAAGGCCGTATTCGCCACTTGGCTGGTATTGGCCCCCTTCCCCGCCGTAGGCGCCTCGGGCAAGCCTGTGAACTTGGGCGAGGCCAGGGGCGCTTTCAGGGCTACCAGCGCTTCCAAGGCGGCCAGCGCATTGACGGTCGCCAGCTCGACCCAACCTTCAAAGCCGCTGGCATCGTTGCTGTCATCCGTGCGCACGAACAGTCTGGTTCCGCCCGGTACCGCAAATTGCGTGCGCTGACCTATCGACTCAATCTGCAAGCCAATGGCGTCGTACCCACCGCCCAATTCAATCGCCCCGGCAGACTTTTCGCCGAAGCCAAAAAAGCAGGTGCCGCGTAGCGCGTTCAGGTCATCAACGAAGGTCGATCGCCCGGACGTTAATCCGAATGACGCCATGCCTTGCAGCAAGGCTTTCATCGTCGCGAGCTGATCAGTGTTGGTGCCCACGGCTGCCGTCGGCGCCTCGGGCGTGCCCGTGAGCTTGGGCGAGGCCAAGTTGGCTTTCTTGGCCAGCTCGTTGAGGATGGTGCTGGCAAAGTTCGGGTCATTGCCCAATGCCGCTGCCAACTCGCGCAACGAATCCAGCGCACCAGGCGCAGAGTCAACCAGCGCGGCAATAGCCGCCTGCACAAACGCGGTGGTAGCCAGCTGATCGCTGTTGGTGCCCTTGCCTGCCGTAGGCGCCTCGGGCTTGCCGGTGAGCTTGGGCGAGGCCAGCGGAGCCTTCTGACTCAGCTGGATGTCCATTGCGCTCGACAACGCGCTTAGCGCGTCCACGGTCGCCAACTCGCCCCAAGCGGAAAAGCCGCTGTAGTCCTCGCTGTCGTCGGTGCGGATCTGCAACTTGGCGCCGCCCGAAACCGCAAACTGCGTGCGCTGCCCATAGGACTCGATCTGCAGGCCGACTGCGTCGTAAGCCCCCGCCTCGGCCGGCGCACCAATAGTCCAGTGCGTGAAGCCGAAAAAACGCGTGCCGCGTAGCGCATCGAGGTCGGCCGGACGGCTGGACTTGTCTGCCAATCCATACGCACTCAGCCCCTGCAGCAGAGCCTTCATGGTGGCCAGCTGGTTGGAGCTGGTCCCCACCTCAGCGGTCGGCGCCTCGGGCACGTCCGTGAACTTGGGCGAGGACAAATTGGCTTTCTTGCTCAACGCGTCGTCGACCTGAGTCTTGGTGTAGACATCCGTCAGGCCGTAGCCGGCGGCGGTGGTCGGACTCGTCCCCGCAACCACACGGCCGTACTTGTCGACCTGCACGCTGCAATACGTGCCAGACGCCACCCCAGTGCGACCGAAGACCATCTCGAAGGCCAAAGCGGTAACGCCCAGGCTGATCGTTGCGTCAGTGACCAGCTGCCAAGCGCTGTCGCCGTTGACCGTGCCACGTTCGACCAAGACCAGCAGATTGGGCGTGACCTTCACGCTGGTATTCGCATCCGGGCAGCGCGTCCAGGCGCCGATGGCGGCCAAGTACAGGCCATTGTCTTTGGCTGCGCTCTGATCCTTGACCAGCACCCGGGCGCCTGCCGGCAATGACACACCGTCTACCGCCTGCAGGCCGCTCAGGGCGATGTTCCCCGTGGTGGCCGCGAGTACCGAATGCTTGAAGTCCTGGCGGGCCAGTTCCTCGCTCACCCATTCGCGGGTGGCTAGCACGACACTAGGGTCGATCTTGAGCTGCACGTTGCTGGCACTGCTGACGATCAGGCTCATGCGCACGACCTGGGTACGTCCAGATCCTTGGCTAAGCAGCGGCTTGTAGGTGGGCGCGCAGTTGGCGATCGCTACAAGGTCGCCGTCGCTATCGAACAGACCGATTTCGCGAATCCAGCGCCCGCCCACGTCGGCGGGGATCACCTGTTCGGCGACGATAATCGACTTGTCCTTGTCGTCGATTTTCAGCTGATTGAGCGGCGCGCGGCGCCACTCTTTGATCAGCTTGGTCTGCGACGCGTCGGGCTGGGGATCGGTGCCATTGGCATCGCCCACGGCCATGTGTGTGATGGTCCATGGGATGTTCAGGGCATCCGCGTTGGCCTGCTTAGCAGCGCCAATGTCCGTCAGGATGGCGTAAAACTGGGTGTTCTGATCAACCATATGAGATGTCCAGGATATCGATAGTGTGTTCGCGACCGCCACGGCCTACAGAGCCTGTGACTTCAATGTCGCGAATCGCCGGCGGGTATACGTCCAACTCGTCACCGTCGAAGATTGCGCCGCCGATGTAGAGGTGCCCGGCGGTTTCAAGGCTGATGGCCAGGGCCGTCATATGCCGGCTCACGGGCCGCGCGTCGTCGAGCAGCGCGCTCAATTCGTTGTAGGTTTCTTCGCTGATGCCCGAGTCGGAAACGCCTACGCGCAGAGCAAAGGTGCCGGGCACACCTTGGGGTTCTGTCTCGAACCACTCCACCACCTCGATCAGGTAGCCGAATGGCTCAACCACCCGCCTCAGGGCGCCGATCGTGCCCTTGTAGGCATGGACGTAGAACGCCGAGCGGATCACCGAGCGCTTGACCGATTCAGACCAAGTGTCGTCCCAGCGGTCGACCGACCAGGCCCATGCCAACTGGTGCAGCAAGGGCGCTGGGCAGGTATCTGCGTTGTAAAGGGCGCGCAGAGGAATACCAGCCGGGTCACGGCTGGCCGCCTCTACTGCGCGTTCAAGTTGCGTGCTATTGGAGGGAAGCAGGCTCGTCACGTCAGATGCCCCGCGTTACGGTCACGCTCGCGCACCAGGCGGCTTGGGCTTTGGTCGGCTTGAGATCGGCCCAGCCGATCAGGTCAACACGCCTGACGCCTTCGATATGCAGTTGCGCGTCGATCGCAGACCGGGGCACCTCAACGCCCAGCCGCCGGCGTGGGTTGATCCAGGCTTTTAATCGGCGCTTGCACTCGGCCAGCAACGCCTCGTTTTCCGGGCCGTTGCCGGTGAAGTACACGACCGCTTTGATTTCGTATCGCAGGATCTGCGCGCTTTGCACGATCAGCCGGTCCCCGACTGGACGCACATCGTCGTCGTTCAGGCGTTGCGTCACGTCTGCCAGCAGGCTGGCAGTGGCTGCGCCATCGTCCTCAAGGCTCAGCACCGTTACCACGACGGTGGCCGGCGAGGGGCTTTCGGCCGTAGCGTCGGCAACCAAGCCGGAGGCGTTACGCGCGTGCAGAATGTAACTGTTGCGTGGCCCGGCCGTGGTCAGGCCCTCATAAACCAGCTGCACCCGTTCCCGAAGCGCATCGTCCTCCTCAAGCACCTCTTCGATCGGCGGCACGGCCGTCAAGTCCTCGGTCTGAACGACCAGGCGCGTGAGCTGCACGTTGCCCGCCAGTTGGTCCAAGTCTGTGCCCTTGGCGTAGGCCAGCAGCAGGGCTTTGGCGGCATCGTTGACGCGCGCGCGGTCTTGCAGGCGGCTAAAGGCTGCCACTTCCAGCAAGGCCAGCACCGGGTCGCTTTCAAGCTCAGCATTCCAGCTCTCGCCCATGCCCTCGCGGAACGTGGTTAGGCTTTGCTGATAGGTGTCCTCGAAGTCCAGGCTCTCCAGCACCTGCGGTGCCGGCAGCGCCGAAAGGTCGATCGTGCTCATGCCGTCACCTCGATAATCGCGCTGTCGCCCAGGTACTGGCCGGTCAGCTGCATGGTTATCTTCCCGTCGACCACTGACACCACCCGTACACGCTCCAGTTTCAAGCGCGGCTCCCAGCGGCCAAGCGCGCGGGCGACTTCGGCCTGCACAGCGCTTTTCCACCCCTCGGTAACGGGCAAGTCGATGTAGCGGCGCAGGTTGCTGCCGAACTCCGGCCGCATCCGGCGACTGCCTACAGGCGTGGTCAGAATCACTTCGATGGACTGTCGTAGATGGGCCTTACCGGACAGCGGCTGTCCCGTGCGGCGGTCCAGTCCGATCATGGGGTTACTCCCTGGCCAAGTCCGGGTGGTTGCTCAGGTAGTTCAGGGCAGCGACGTCGTCCGGCTCAACCGATACGGCGTTGGCCTGCACCTGCAGTACGCGGTCGCTATCAGGCAGCACCAGTGAGCGCGACGTGTAAACGGTGTCGCGGAAGGTGACGCGCTCCGGGGCGACAGGTGCGTCGGCCTCGGCGTCGGTGGATTTCTTCGCGGCCATGTGTGGCTCCAATGAAAAAGCCCGCGCGCGGCGGGCTTTGAGTGGGTTGGGAGGGGTTAGCCGTGCCTGGCGACGACCTTTTCAACGTCTGCAGCCAGCGCGGCGGCCAGGGCCTGGGGCTCGGCCGTGCTCTGGACGTTGAAATTGATCGTCACATTGCGCGCCGGCCCTTCGATGTACTGGCCACCGCTCAAGGCGCGGCACAGGCCCTCGGCGATAACCTCGGGGTCGTTGTCGCCGGCCAGCAGCCGGCGCCAGTAGTCGCGCATACGCATGCGGTCACAGAACCCGGTGATCTGGTAGCCGACCATTTTGGCCACCGTTTCGCTGTCGATCCCGTTGATCGGTGCGTTTTTCCGTTGCTCAGCCATGCCTGCCTCAATGCTTATGGTTAGGGGTGTTGCCGGCGGTGTCGATGATCCTGGCGCCGCCGAAAATGTCGCCCGTTACGCGTAACGCGCCGTTGATCTGGACATTGCCCTGCAGGGTGATGCTGGGCGCCTTGACCGTGACGGCTTGTGCCTCTACTGCTGCCGTCGAGGTCTTGGCAGTGATGCTGTCGTCGGTGATCACTGCGGTACTGCTGCCAACCTTGATCGTGACCGTGCCGCTGGGCAGCGTGATGGTGTAGCTCTTGGCCTGCCAGTCGTAGACCAGCGAGCCGCCATCGTCGTAACGCCAAACCTCGACGTGATCGCGGTTGTCCGGCTGGGCACCGGCGTTGCCGTACAGGCCCGGCACAAACGTGCCTTGCGCAGGATCTCCGCTTGGGCTGATCAACGCGCCCTGCTCGCCCAGGCTCGGCGATCGCCAATGGCGGGCCTTGCCGGCGGCCAGGGCATGCCAGCGCACCCATGCGCTGACCCAATCGGTGCCGTCCGTCATCCGCACTTTGCCGGCGGCCAGATCCACAGCCACGACGTAACCTTTGATTACCCCCCCTTCCAGCATGCGGTCGTGCTGTGAGGAAACGTACGTCATGCCATGTCCGCCGGCGGCCTGTACAAGCCTTCATTGCCTGGCCCCGTATCCGGGTCGAAGGCAAAAACCAGCGTCCCGGGCGGCTCGTCGGGGAAAGGCCACTCGGTGCCACCCAGGTAGACCGTTTGCCGCCACTGCACCGACCAGCCGACGCATTTCAGCAGCTCCGGCGTGATCTCTGACGGCATGGCCTGCACGTCCTGGGTCTGGTCGACGAAGTCCAAATCCCAATACTGCCCGTCCAGCAACTTGACCAGCTTGCTGGCCAGGATCGCGGCTTGCAGCGGTGCCTGCTCGCGGTCTTCCTCAACCAGAATCAAGGCCTCAAACGTGGCCATGATGCAGGTGCGACCATCGCCAGGATCTGGCCCGGGGGCCATTCCGGTGAGGGCATAGAACATCGCCGGCAGTTGCATGCCGGCCTCAAGCACCGGATAGGCCGCGATGTTCGGTAGCTGGGGCAGCGCCTGGGTCATGGCCTGGGTCATGGCCGCGTGCAGCTGGGTCAGCTCACTAGGTGATGTCTGCTGTTCGCTCATGCTTCACCGTCAAGATAAGAGTCACCCAGCCGGTACCGTCCGGCTCCGGCCGGACGACGGTGTAAAGACCGCCGCCGTCCTCCGGGGCCAGCTCGATGGTCAGGGCGGCGCCTTTCTCTAAGCCGACCGCGTCTGCCACCGGCAGGCTGAACTGGGGTTCGCGCACGGCCTCGGCGTTGATGGCCGAGGCTAGGCGCTTGCTCCCCAGCTGGGGATCGTGGAAGGGGTTTTCGAAGATCCCCAGCACCTCACGGCCGTCCGCGCGCGTGGCTCGATCGCCGACGCGCCGCAGAATCGGCCGATCCAGGCGCCGGGCCGCGCGCTCTCGAAAGCTCGATGCCGTGGCCATTACTGCACGATCAGCACTTCGGCATAGCCGCCGGCGGAATCGCTCAGCAGCTTGCCGTAGGGCTTGGAGCCGTCAGTACCCGGGACTACCAGCGCGCCGTCTTTCACGCTGGCGGCGTTGCCGGCCTTGAGGGCAGCGTCAGCCGGGACGCTCCAGGCGCCGGCCGTGCGGTAGGTGATAGGCGCACCCTTGGCGCCGCTTTCGAGTGGCATCACCGCCAGGTCGTTGATGACTTGGGGCACGCCCTTTACCGATCCGCCGGTCGGCGCCGGCAGGGTGACGGTGTCACCGCTGTTCATATAGTTGGTCGCCATGATTCTCTTCCTCCAGAAACAACAAACCCCGCTTAGGCGGGGTGCTTGGTAGTGCGCAGCGGTTACTGGCCGGCGGACTTGTTCAAGCCGCGCGCGTCGAGCGCGGACACGCCGGCATCGATGCGGACCTTGGAAGCGATACCGTCGCTGGTAAAGCCTTCCTGCTGGTCGAAATACGGCGTCTCGATCCCGTCCAGGTAGGCCACTTCGATGGTGTCCGAGCCTTGCTTGGCCGCCAGGTAGTAGCTGGTAGCGGAATCAGCATCCAATCGCGGCTCGGCAATGACCTGGGCAAAGTTGCGGATTGGGTTGTCGATGCCGGCATTGGTGTCGGCACCCGGTACCGAGGCCGAGCGGATCAGCTGGTTGGCCTTGTCTTCCAATGCCACTGGGCACAGCAGGAAGGCCGGGCGGATGTTCAACGGTCGCGGCTTGGCGTCCTTGGCCACCGTGGCCTGCTGCAGCGCCATTGCGGTCTTGGCCGCGCTCATCGCCTCGATCGACAGCTTGGAAGCGGCGCCGGTGAAGAGGTTCTTGCGCGAGGCATCGAACAGCGGTCGATTGTCTTTCATCTTGCCGTTCTTGGTGAGCAGGTCGTAGACCAAGTCGCCAATGGTTGCCCGGGCGGCCTCGCCCATCAGGCGCGGAATCGCGGTCAGTGCATCGAGATCGTCGTTGATGATGGCCTGACGGTTGATGGTGAACAACTCGCCGTAGGTGGCCAGCTGGATGGTCTCCCCGGTATCGCCCAGGGTGATGTTCTTGTAGTCAGCGCCAGGACGCACCTCGCGCAGCGACGAGAACGTCCCCAGGCCTACGCGGCTGGCGATCTTGAAGTCGCTCAAGCGGCCTTTCTTGGTCCACAGGTGGTAGGTCTCTTCGGACTTCTCCCAGCCCGTCAGCAGCGACTTGTAGGCTGCATCGAGCAGGATGTTGCCGAAGTCGCTCGAACCGTGGGTGAACGCCAAGCCGATCATGTTCATGACGTTGAGTGTCGAGACGCCAACGCCACGCTCGACCAGCGAGGCCCGCGCCAGCTCGCGCAGGGTCATGAAGTTGAACCCGTTGTCGTCCTGCAACTCGCCCAGGCCCGCACGCGCGTAGATGGAAGCGCGCACGGAGTCGCCCACCAGATTGCCGTTGGTGATGTGGCCGTGATGGCGAACGGTACCGGTCGGGGTCGTGCCTTGGCCGATCACTTCGAGCAGCTTGGCGTTGGCTTGGTCGATCGTGCAGTTGAAGTCGTTCAGGCAGGTGTCGCGCAACGCTTCTTGCCCGGTGAAAGGCGTGAAGGCTGCTTGAATGGCAGTACGTCGGGCACCGTCAGCTGCCAGGACGCGCGCGGCGATCTGCTCGGCGGTTTCGGCAGGGTTGCCCGGCGTCGGTGCTGGCCCGCTTGCAGGCGGCATGACCGAACCGCGCGGGGTGAAGAGTTGCTGTGCAGCTGTGGGCATGTTGGTGTAGTCCTTGAGGCGGTTGGAGTTGATCGTGGCGAAGGCCTCGACCGAATCGAGCAAGGTGTCGGCAAAGCCCAGGGCGACGGCCTCAGCGCCGGTCATCCACGTTTCTGCCGTCAGCAGCGCTTCAACTTCTTCGGCGCTCTTGCCGGTCTTGGCGACGTACACCGCCACCATGCCGGTTTCGAACTTGTCGAGGGTTTCGGCATATGTGCGCATGGCCTCGGCGTCGCCGCCCTGGATGCCCCAGGGCTTGTGAATCATCATCATGGCGTTCGCCGGCATGCGGATCTCGTCGCAGGCCATCGCCACCACGCTGCCCATACTGGCGGCCAGGCCGACCACGGTACCGATCACCCGCGCTTTGTGGCTCTTGAGCAGGTTGTACATGGCCATGCCTTCGAAGACGGCACCGCCCGGCGAGTTGATGTGCAGATTGATCTGTGACACGTCACCCACAGCGCGCAGGTCTTTGGCGAACTGCTGCGCCGAGATTCCCCAGTCGCCAATGTCACCGAACAGATACACCTCGGCCACGCCGCGCGTAGCAGCGCCCTTGATGGTGTACCAGCTGCTGCCGGGGTTATTCGTCGTCGTCCCGACCGACCCTTGCGGGCTCATCAGCGGCGGGGGCTGGTTCCTTTTTTGCGTCTGCATCTGTTGGGTTCTTCCCATAGATTTGGTGGTAGTAATCCGAACTCAGCACCAGCTCGGCCGCGCGATTGGCGGCCACCTCGGCGATCCGCGAGGCCTTGAGTTCGGACGGGTTACGCTGCCGCGACCGGGCCACCTCGGCCTCGTCGGCAAAGCCTGCCTTGACCAAGATTTCCCAGGCGGTCGCCTCATGCACCGGGTTGATCCAGGGCATGACCGGGCCTTGATAGAAGGCGCCGTAGAGGGTCCGCTGATCCACATCAGGCGGAATCCGCAACTGGCCGCTCATGACGGCCATGCGCAGCCAAGCCCGGTACACCGGGCGACACCAGTAGTCGATGAACTCGTGCTGCAGCAGGTCGTAGCCCAATTGGCCCTCGACCAGCTCCTGCCGCTGCGCCGAGTAGGTGCCGTCATAGCTGCGCGCCACGCTCGAATAGGTGCTGCGCGCGCCGGCGGCCACGGCCTTGAGTTGGCCGTTGCGAAAGCCTTCAAGGAAGGGGTTCGGGCGGTTGCTCTCGATCGTCCCGACTTCCTCGCCGGGCAGCAGGTTGTCGATCACCATGCCTGGGCCAAATGGAAAGGTGCGTTGCTCTTGGGTCTGCCCTTGTTTGGGCAGCACGTAGTCGTCGGGCGTGCCTTTCTTGATGTACATGGCCAGCGCAGCACTGATCCGCGCCGCGACCCGCTCGCTCTGCTCGTAATCCTTGATGTCCGCCAAGCGGATCACCACGGCATGCAGAAGCGGCTGGCCACGGTTCTGGCCGATGCGCTTACGGTTCGCAATGTGGATCACCCGATCGGCCGGGACGCGCTTGGTGTTGTATGCCCACTTCTGCCCGACCATAGAACCTGGGTGGCCATCGAGCAGGTGGTAGGCCTGTACGCGCCGCCAGTTGTCCCGCTCAACGCCCTGAACAATGCCGGCGGAGTAATCCACGTAGTCAATTGGCAGGTAATCAGGCTCTAGCAGCTCGATGGCGAAAGGCACGCCGTGCAGGTGCGTATAGCCTGGCACCTTACCCATGAGCAGCTGACCCAGGGCCTCGCCGTCGCGCAGCCAGGTGCGGCACACCAGTCGCTCCATTTGCGGCCGGGTCAGCTCGCCCGAAGTTTCCGGCGCCAGCGACCATTCGCCCCATAGCGCTTTGATCGCCCCGGCCAACTGCGTATGCACCGTGCCGTCGTAGCGCATGGGAATGGGCTCGACGGCGATACCCGGGCCGCCGACTACCCGCTCTTCGAGCCGGTCAAACAGGCCCGTTACAAGGTCGTGATCCTCGTCCAGTTTGCGGCACTGCTCGCGCAGGGACTTGAGCGAGTGATGCAGCTCGCTATCAGCGTCTTTGGGCTGCTTCTTGGGCTTGTGCGTGCGCGAAGGCTTGGCGGCCTCAAAGGCCATGATCACGCTGCGGGCGCGCATTCGCTCGGCAACTACGCGCGGAAAGAACGGCGCCAAGGCGCGGTCGACCATTTCCCCGATCATCAGAACGTCGCCAGGGAGTGCCCTGGGCGCCCCTCGCGCGCCTCAGCGGAAGCACGGCGCTCCCACTCCAAGCGGCCTGTACGAATCTGAGGCAGCTCGGCCATCGTCACGCGACGACCTCCAAACTGCACGTCCTTACCGCCTTCGAGCAGGTCAATCTCAGCCCGCAAGTAGCGATCCACCATTTCCTGTGCGCTTACAGCCATTTGCTCGCTCCGGTATCGACCCAGCCGCCGGCGGCGGGCTGGACTTGTAGGGTTGGGGCCGCCTGCTCTGCAGGTGGCAACGTGTCATCGCCAGAAGGCGCCGACGTGTCTTCTTGCGTGTCTTCGTGTTCCTCGACTTCCCACACACCGGTGTCAGGGTTCTGACTGGCCAACAGATCCAAGTCCAGGCCGAACCGCTGCTGACTGATCCGCAGCGCGGCCAGCGCATATACAGCGCAGTCGAGTGCTTCGTTACGGCGGCCGCCGGCGTCCCAGCGCATGACGCGTCGACCCTTGATCACCACCCATTTTTTGCGCTCGCTGGTCAGCTGCTGCAGCTCGTCTTCGTCGCAGATCAGCTCGTCGGCAGGCAGATGGACACAGCCCGGCACTGGCCTAGGCCCATCTGGCTGCAGCTTGAGTCGGCTGTAGATCAGCTCCTTGGCGTTGTCAGTGCCGACTTCGGTCAGATAGACCTTGCTGCGCTTGTCCTTCTTGCGCGGGAAATTGGCGATCGGTTTGCCATAGGTGCTGGCCCCGAAGATCGGAATCACCCATTGCACACCGTGCTTACGGCTCTCGGCGCGGACCTCGTCGGAGTAGTGGCCGCCGGAGTCCCAGCACCACCGCTCTACGCGCATCACCGTGCCGTCCGCCCGTTTGAACTGGCGATGCAGCTCGCGACCTACCTTGCGGCGCAGCTCAACGCTAGCCGGATCGCCGGTGAGGATGAAGCGATGCACCAGCCAAGCCTCTTCGCCGGCGCCGTAGGCCCATACTCGGCCCTCGTAGCGGTCGTCCTGGGTATCGATACCGCCGAACAGAGCGACAGCTCGGGCCGGCAGCTCAGTGAACGTTTCTCGACGATCGCGCAGTTGTTCCCAGTCCAGTTTTTCGCCTTGGTCCTCCTCCCACACCTGCCCAAGCGTGGTGTTGATGAAGGTTTTCAGCTTGCCCCGGTCCTTGCCGACCTTGACGAAGTCAGTCGCAATCTCGATCCAAGTAGTAAATGTCGAATAACCGGTCCACACGCTGAACGTTACCGAACGAGGCGTAGCCGTTGGCTCGCCTCCAACGTCAAACCACGCCATGCTGTCGCGCGTCCAGATGCCGGAGCGCTCGCAGACCCACCGGCCCGTTTCAGCAGCGGCAGTGACCATTTCGTGATACTCGAACGTGCCGCCGTGGCAGTGCGGGCACAGGTACCAGGCTGCCTCTACCTCTTGGCGCTCGTTGAGTCGCCACTTGATACCAAACGGGTCTTCTCTGCCACCCCATTGCAGGACCAGCTCGGTACCGCAGCAAGGCGCCTTAATGTTGAACCGCAGGTCGTGTGGAGACTCGATCGCGGCTCGGGATATCTGGCACTTCTCAGAATCGGTCGGCGTAGATCCCCTGATCGATTTCTTGAACGTAGCCCCCTCCAGGCGCTTGTCTCCCAGGAACGTGGGCGCGCCCTCGCCTTCGATATCCTCGTCGAACTTCGACAGCTCGTCGTAAATGACGGTATCCGGGCTTTTCTCACGGTAGTTACGGGCGGCCTTGCCGCCCAGGCACCACAACATCTTGCGGTTGACGAAGCATTTGGCTTCAAGGGTGTTGTCGCGATGCTTCATGCCGTGCCACGGAGCCAGGTCCAAGACTACCGGCACGTCGCGGATCATCCCTTCGATGTGTCGCTTCATGACGCCCTCGGCGTCACCCTCAGTCGGGCAGTACATAAGCACGTTGCGCTTCTTGTGCTGCACCAGGTACCCGATGAATGCCATAAGCATCTTGGTGTAGCCAAGGCGGGCCGACTTCACGAAGTTGACTTCGCGGATCAGGTCATTGCCCATCGCATTAAGGATGGCCACCTGAAACGGGGCAGTAGTCCAGCGTCCCTCTTGGTAGGACGACTCAGAGGACAGGTAAAAATGCTTGTCCGCCCATTCCACCACGGTCATGGGTGGCTCTTTGAACAACGCTGTCAGACCAACGCGCATCGCGTTAGCCAGATTCGTCATCCATGGCTGAAAGGAACTCATCAAGAATCTCCGGGAGGCGCTTATCCAGGCTTGCGGCTTCGTTACGCGTAACGGCCACCTCACGCTGCACCGCCTCAAGGTGTCGAGCCTCGATGTCAGGGTGCTTTCGCTTGACCTTGGTATGCACGGTGTCGAGGGTTGAGCCGATCAGGCTCACCAGTCTGCTGATAGCGAACGTCATGAATTCGGCCGGCACCAAGTTGCGGCGCTTGACCTCGTTTCGCATCGCCTGGGCGTCTGCCTGCTCGCGAGTCAGCCGAAGCCGCTCTTGCAGTAGCTTGGCTTCGGCAAGGGGGTCGATGTCGTCACTTGTGGGTTGTTGTTTGCCGCTCTGGTGCTGCAGGCGGTTTTCGAGCACCGAACGGACATCGTAGAAGGACTCGCGGCCGATCTTCTGCACCGGCTCAACGCGCCATTTATCAAAGGCCTGCACCGAAATACCGAGGCTTTCGGCCATGCGTTTTTTGTTCAGCCAGAACGGCTGACGGGTGATCGTGGGATTCGTCATGGACTAAACAACAACCAACCTCCGAATTCAGGTCATACATAGCGAAAAGGCGGGGCCCGAATTACCCCCTACCCCCGGTACCCTCGGGAGGACCCATCGAAAATGGCCAGAAATTGACCAACTCGACCTTTCCTCACCTCCCTGCACCGCTGGAAGCCACGGAATACGGGGCCTCCAGGGGTGCGCTCAAATTTTCAGCCCCGGGCGGTCAGAATGGCATCGCGCAATGCGCGTTCAAGGATGGTCGGGCCGTGGGCCTTGGCGATGTTCGAAGCGATCTTGAAGAACGGAAAGATCACGCGGTATCGCGGCGCGCTGTTGGTGAACAGGAAGACCGGTTTGGCCGCTTCACCGAATGCGGTGTGCTTGCGCTGCCAGATGCCCGGCTCATCGTTGACCGTGCCGGTGAAGTAGCGCTTGGCGTTGCCCTTGCGTCGGCTGCGCTTGCTACCGGTGGCATTGGCCTGGAAGCCGCTGGCCGACTCGGCTGCGCCCAACCCCGATAGGATGCGGGTCATGGTGCCGCGTGACACGTTGCCGTATTGATTGAGCAGGTCATTGACCGGGACGGCGTACTGCCCGGACTTCATCAGCCCCTTAGCGATTAGCGACTTCTCAAATCGCTTATGCGGTCGCTGTCCGCCCTGTACCGCCTGCTGCAGGTACGTGTCGGCAGGTATGCCCGAGGTCCAAGCGTCTTTGAAGTAGACCTTGGCCGCGCGATTCTTGGTTGCCGCCTGAACGTACAAACTGCGCATCGTGGCCGGCGTGGGCCGGTCGATACGCTGCTTCATCACTTCCAGCATGCCGGCCTTGATCTGCTGGGCCAGCCGGGTTTGGGCAAGGATCTGCGCGAACGGGATCTGCCGCTTCTTGATATCTGAGAGTTCGCGTACAAGCGGAACGGTATCGATATCCAGTTTCCAATCGATCATGCCGCTCTCCTGTGCTCGTTACACAACACCGCTCAGATCACGCGACGGTATGCGTATGACGGCATCTTTAAGTTGTGCAGTTGCGCGATGAAGAGCAATCAGTGCTCGCTCAGCCGCATGTTGGTCGACCTCACCGTCTGCTGCCAATCTAGTTGCCAACTGTTTTACAGAGTTTTCAATCCTGCCAATGGCTGCCATATGCGCTTTTCCAGAACTTATGGCGCAAGAACAAGAAATCATTGCATAGCCTCTTTTTGAGTTGGGGCGGCCACGCTGGTCGCTATTTCGTGAGAACCCATGTGTCCTTGTAGCGAAAACGCGACTATGGCGACCAGTAACGCTACCAGCGGGCTTTTCGTCATAGCGTATCAACTTTGCGCTCAGCCCAGCGACGACCCATCTGGCGAACCTGCTCGACACCTAGCACACCCACAAATCCAGCAACGGCATAGGCATAGCCGCCAGTCATTCCGAACTTTTCAGCGCCTATACCGACCATGAAGACCAGCACGCCGCCTAAAGCCGCCTCAAGTAAGCGGCGATCCCAGCGGGGCTCCTTGTCGTCATAGAGGATTCGCATATAACTCAAGATGGTAGCTAATGCGGCAGGCATGCCGTGGTCGCGTAATGCGGCCACAAGCATGACCCAGAATGTCGGATCCTTTTCGGGGGGCATGGTCTGCATCTCGATTCCTCCCGGATCGGGAGTGCAATGGAAGAAACTCAGCGATAGCCGAGACTCAAGAATATTTTGAGAGAGTGGGTATGCAAAAATCAGCGTCGTAACTAACTCACGCAGATCTATATTGAAATAAAAAACCCGGCTATTAACCGGGCTATTGAATAAAACCTATGACGCATTAGGACAGAAATTTTTGCCCTTAAATATTAGTTTGCGATTTTGCAATCTTCAAACATCGGCGTTTTAGCAACATCTCCACGACCAGTGCATATTACCTGAACAGTCGAACCCTTCTTGATAGTCGCCATCACTTCAATGGCTGACTTCGCGAATTTGAACTGAGGCCCCAGGTAAGGGTTGCTGCCAGCGAGGACTAGGTAAGGGTTCCCCATGAAATCCGTATTTATATCAGTGACCCTGCCGCTAACCTTAACTCTCTTGCCCTTAAACTTCATATCCGCTGCAACTGTATTTTCCTCGTATAGCTGAGCAACCTGAGAGGAAAGATATGCCGGCGCTTGTGAGTCAGAAACCGGCGCAGCACTACTCGCCGTAGACTCGGTAGAAGTTGTTTTATCTACCTGTCGTTCTGATTCGCCTGAAAACACAGCAAAAAGGCATAAAACCAACCATCCGAATCCCACGATCCGAGCCAAAGTCGAATGTCCCTTTCTAAGCAAGAACCAGACAAATATGACCGGGATAAAAAGAATACCTAACCCAAGAAGAAACCCAACAGGGCGTTTTTGAGTCGTTGGCACATCGTTCATATCGCTCTCCATGGCGAGGGTTAAGACACGCATTTTGAACGGTATGGAGGCAGAACGCCATCAAATAAATCTACTGGCATCAGCCCAGCATTGAGCAGCCCTCATCCCCTAGGGAAGCCCCAGGGGGGTCTCTGTGTCGCGTCGTGAGCTGGACACGCTGCTATGGAAACAGGTCTTTATCCGCGCGGAAAGAACTTTTTAAGCTGCCTCCCTTACCTGCTCCAAGGCACAATCGATCCAAGCTACCCCGGCCTTGATCAGCTCGCGCGCTTTGGCTTCGCTTATGTTGTTTTCTCGGGCCACGCGCAGGGCGGGCCACTTTGCTCCGAAATAGAGCCACAGGAAGTCGCCCATCTGCTGGTCACGCTTGCTCAAGCGTGCCAAAGCGCCATCCACTGCAAGAGCCAGGTCATCGGTTATGACGTACTGTCTCTGACCGCCTTCCGAGGGTACGTGGTCACGCATGAGCGCAAACAGAGGTGAGACGTAACGCGGTATCCCCATCCCGTCCATACGCCACCACCCCCATTGCTCAAGCATGTACTCCGTATCACCCAGAGGTTTGTCGGTGTAGGTTCGTTTTTTCATGTTGTTACTCAATCCCCGGTGAAGTTGGAGCCACCCGCGCCACGTCGGTTGGTCCCCTGATACTGCTGCTCTGGCCCATGCGTTTCGCTGGGCCTTTTCATTTGAGTTATTTGCTGCTCTGCCGCCTGTAGCTTGAAACTGAGCTGGGTTACCAGTTCGTCGAGCGGAAGCACCAACCTAGATCCCTCAACAACCCAACCTGACCCGTTGCAAGCGGTACAAGCCAGCTCAAAAAACACCCCTCTTACTACTGCCCTCCCCTTGCATGTCGGGCACTTAACCAAGTCAATTCGGGCCTGATCAAAGCCACGGTCCGTGCCCTTTTTCACGTTCTGCATTCTCCCCTATGACTAATTCGATGATTGGGCTGCGCGCTTTGCGCGGTGTGGCCTGTGGCCCGTTGTGAGGAATGACCGATTGCACGCCCGTCAACCCGTGGATGGACGCAAAACCGATCCCGTCTAACCATGCGTGCCATTGCTCCAGTGCCTCCCGGCGCAGTCCATTGCCCTTGGTCTTGATGTAGGTATCAGCAACTTTGCCGAGTGAGTGATTCAGCAGCATTTCGCCAATGAACCCATCCACGCCCATATCCAGCCAGGCGGTACGCGCGACCTTGCGCAGGTCATGGCTCGACCATTCGCGGCTGGCCAAGCGCCGAAACACGGACGAGGCCTGGCTGGCGCTCATCGCCTGCCCCTTTCGGCCTGGGAACAGGTACCGGCCGGTATAGCCGCCGTCGAGTTGTGTGTTGCGATACCGGCGCAGCAGTGCCAACACTTGCGACGTCAGCGGCAGCCGATGTTCAGTACGGGTTTTGGTGTGCTTGGCCGGGATGAACCATTCGGCATGACCGAAGGCGAAGTCGGACCACTCGGCTTGCCGGCTTTCCCCTATGCGCGTGCCGTGGCAGATCATCAACAGGGCCAGCATGGCGTCGATGGGCGATGCGTCGAACAGTGCTCCTAGCGCGGGCAGTACCTCGCGCAGGTGATCGGACCGCAGTCGTCCATCTTTCGGCAAAATCTTGGTCTTGATGAAATTCGTGAACTTCATTTCAGCCATGGGATTGCTGGGGATCAGTCCGAGCGTGCGTGCTGCGCTCATGGCGCGGCTCAACACTCGAAAGATCTGCCGGACATAGGACGTCGAGCACGTCGCTTGAAGAGGCCACATCAGGGACTTGTCGAGGGCGGCCGGGGTGAGTGCGCAGATAGGCATGTCGCCAAGACGAGGCTGCAGGTGCCGATCTACCACCGTGCTTACTGTGCCCTTCCAAGAATCGGAAAGCGCGGCGTCACTGGCGACACGGCCCTTGAACCAGTCCAGTAGGTCGCTGAAGGTCACAAGGCCTGCGAGGGCGACTGCTTCATCTGGACGGCCTAGCAACCGCTGCCGAAGCGCTGGCAACTCAGCAAAAATCGCAGCCGGCCCGTACTCAGGGAAGCGGGCCAGCCGGTTCCACTTCCGACGTACCACAAGGAACCAAGTACCTGATTGCCGGCTCTGGTCAAAGCGAAACCTCAACCCAGGGTGACGTGGGTCGCGCAGGTCACGTACGCCGGCCACAGCGGCTTGTCGGCGGATCTCGGCGTCCGAAAGCTTGACGATGGCCGTCGCGCTCATGCTCTTCCCCGGCAAGGAAGCTCTTCCCCAAGCAGATCAATGATGCTGTAGGTGGAGGGCCACATTCTGGCGCCGTGCGATGCGGCCAGAGCCTTGTCGCGATAAAGCGCTACTGGGGGCGCTGGTTTGTACGAAAGATCGAGCCGATCGCTGCGGCAGTAAAGCGCGTAGCGGTACTCGCTAAGTTCGGGACGGAGTTCCATGCTCATGCTGCAGCCGTCCTTCCCGCATAGCGAGCGGAAAGCGAGCGCTCTTTGGTCGGAGCTGCTTTCACTGGCGGCACCCAACTGGTCGACAGGTCTTCGAAGCGGTTGTACTGGCCAACAAACGCAGCACGAACGGTGCCCGTCTCAATATCTCGACCCTTGCCGATGATGATTTCGGCAATTCCCTTGTACTCGCTGTTTTCGTGATAGACCTCGTCGCGGTACACAAACAGGATCACATCGGCGTCTTGCTCGATAGCGCCAGATTCGCGCAGATCCGAGGGCACAGGGCGTTTGTTGGGACGCTTTTCGCACTCTCGGGAAAGCTGACTGAGCAGCACGACTGGAATACCCAACTCGCGGGCAATCAGCTTGCAGCCTCGGCTAATGCTGCTGACCTCTTCGGTACGGTTACCGCCCTCACCTTCCATCAGCTGCAGGTAGTCGATAACCAGCAAGTCCAGCCCATGCTTGAGCTTGTGGCGGCGCGCCATCGAGCGGATACGGCCAACGGTTCCGATAGCCCTGTCAGCGATGAACAGTGGTGCTCGCTGAATCTTATGGGCTGCGGCCGCAAGCTGGCTCCCGTGGGACTGGCATGCCGCACCGCTCTTCACCAAATTCAGTGGAATTCGGCCCTCAGAGGCAACCGCGCGGTCGAGCAGCTGGCCCTTGCTCATTTCCAAGCTGACCACCAGGCAAGTCTTGTTCTGCTGGATCGCCGCATGCTGCGTGATGGCCATTGCCAGCGTCGTCTTGCCCATGCCCGGGCGTCCGGCAACGATGATCAGTTGCTCTGGCTGCAGGCCACCCAGCTTTTCATCGAGATCCGCCAGGCCCGTGGACAGACCGATCAGGGTTTCACCTCGGCTCAGGCGGTCGTGCCGGTCCTGCCAGACCTCTACCTGCTGGGCGAGCAGATCGCTTGCCTTGACGACTTCGACCTCATCGCTACCAGCATCAATGGCCATCGCGGCGGCCTGGACTGCGGCAATTTTGGATTGCAAGTCGCCTGCGCCCTGGGCGATGTCGAGCGCTTGGCCGCTCAAGTCGTAAAGCGCCCGTTCGATGGCGCGGTCGTTCACGATACGGGCATACGCCCGGGCGTTGGCAACGCTTGGGGTGGCCTGCACCAGCTCTGCGCAGTAGGCCAACGCGTTGTCGCCGGTGTGCAACCGACCGATGTGCTCACCAACCGTCAACAGGTCGACAGCATTGCCGGTCGAATGCAGCTCGAGGATGGCGCGGAATACTTCGGCCGTCTCGGCGAAGTAGAACGATGTGGGGCTCAAGCCATCTGCGAGGATGTCAATCAGTTCCGGGCGTTGCAGCATCGCACCCAGCACGCCGTGTTCAGCCTCTGCGCTGTAGAGTTCACGCACTGTAATTGCCCTCCACGACCTTGACGAAGTTACCAGCGTTGATCAGCCAGTCGAACGTGGCGCGGAATGGCGCAATGCCTGGTTTGCCTTGGAGTCGGCCCATCAGGAAATCGGATTCGGCCACGGTCGCGAAATATTCGGTCCAGAAATCCAGGCTTTGGTGAACATCGCTCTGGACCCACCTAGCACGGACCTGCTTTTTGCGGGATTCGGATACAAGCACCACCGCTGGCAGCTGCGGAGTGAGCAATCGGTTAAACAGATTCACGATGTCTTGCACGGGGCATGACGGCGATCGCGAATCGCGATTGCCAGCAGGTGACGGTTCAATTGATGGTTCCTTTACGGTTCTGGGGGCAGCAGGTGCCGGGGTGGGGGGCATATCCTGCCGGGGCGGTGGGGCATCTGGTGCCGGGGGGCATTTAGTGCCGGGGGCATATGCTGCCGGGGTCAGGGTGTACCAAGTCGATCGGCCGAACCGTTGATGGCTTGCCAGGACATTCGCCTCTTCAAGCCAGCGAAGCGCATTGCGAACAGCACGTTCTGAGAGGCAGGTGCGGACGCCGATGGTAGCGAGAGAGGGCCAGCAAACACCGTCATCATTCGCGTTATCAGCGAGGGAAATCAGAACTGACTTCTGCGCAGGACTCATGCCCTGCAGTGGCCAACAGGCGGTCATCAGAATGGTGCTCATAGATGAATCCCAGGTGCAGGGATGCGCTCAGGCAATGTGTTGCCTGCGTCGTGTTTGATGGGCATAATTCGTCTCGATGTGATGTTGAAGAAGCCGCCCTGCCAGGCGGTTTTTTTGTGTCTGCGATTCGGGTACTGGATGAAATCCCAGTCGTGTTGAGCATCTTTCTAAACGGCAGCACTGGCCGCAAAATTCGATTGAACAGGGCGGCGGTGCCTGGCCGTATCAGCTCACTGAGTCACGCAGCTGATAGTGCGTCGGCGGGTGGGAACACCTCATCGAGGGTCACGCCAGCACCATGGCTGTTGAAGGCGGCCACGATTTTTCGGCACTCCTCAAGGCCAGGCTTTCGACGCTCGTTTTCGTAATGGGCGATCGCGCTCTGCGTCACACCAACCGCAACGGCCAGCGCGGCCTGGGTCATGCGCAAGCGTTCGCGGATGTTCTTGATGTTTGACATAGAGGGTCTCCGGTAGCGTGCAGCCGATATTACGTTTGGTAATGCTTCACTGCAAGAGACATTACGCCCTGTCAGTGGGCGGGAACCACACAGGCCGTAATAATTACCGGATGAAAAAATGGTACGAGCTGGCTAGAGCCAGGATGAAAGAACGCCAGATCACCCAGGAGAAGCTCGCCGAACACATGGGCGTTAGCCAGGGTGGTGTCGCCCATTGGCTAAGCGGTCGCAGAGAGCCTTCCCTTGAGGTCATTGGTCAAGTGCTGAGCTATTTAGGCCTTCCTCAAATGGGTATTGAAATGGGCATTCATCCTGATTCGAATGTCCAAATGGCCCCCCAGCCGTCGCGGTCGTTTAGTTATCCAGAAATCAGTTGGGTTCAAGCAGGTATCGCCAGGGAAGCTACAGAAGTGTTGAACGTTGCATTGTGCCCTCATCATTCCTCTGACGTATGGGCCGGGGACGATGCTTTCTGGCTTAGGGTTACAGGCAGCTCGATGACTTCAACGTCTGGGCCGTCCTTCCCAGAAGGGACATTGATTTTAGTTGCCCCCGACATAGAGCCGCGCCCAGGACAGTTTGTGGTCGCGCGCATGCTTACGACCAACGAAGCGACGTTTAAGCAGTTGGTCCGTGATGCGGGTGACCTGTACCTTCGCCCATTGAACCACGCTTACAGCACGAAGCTCCTCGATGAATCGTGGGAGATCGTGGGCACTGTGCTTGATGGGAAGATGCCTACAGCAGTGTTCGTCTAATGGTCTGAACACCAAACAGTACAAAGCCCGCTTATAGCGGGTTTTTTTATGCCTACCGAAAAAACATTACGGAGGGTATTGACCTGTAATATTACGAAGCGTAATGTTTCTTCACCGAGCCGCTACAAGGCTCGAAGGCTGTAAAGCCACTGCTCTTTAAATAACCAGACGTGACCCTCTCGACGCACCCAGGCCATCACCTGGGTAGGAACAAGCTAAGTCGTCGACCACGCCAGTTAGGACTGGCCCACGCCCGGCTCTGGATACCGGGCCAACACGACCCGTTGGTGCATCTGGACCCAGCGGCCACCGTGCTGCGCTGTTAGCGCTCCCTGCCGGGGCCGAGATTAGGCGCTCTACCGGCATAGCGCGAAGCAGCGAGCAGTAATGCCCACTAGGGTGGCGAGTAACCCTGCATCGACAGCCAGAACAATAACCAGCGACCGACGCCAGCAGCGGGTCGCTGAGGTTTCACCGATTGGCCTGCTCACGCGGGCCAGACGGGAAACCAACCAAGGAGTAGGACC